CTGCTTGTTCTTGCTCATCTTGCTTAATGCCAGTTTCTTCTTCTATTGTTTCAGCATCCTGTACTTCTTTATCAATCTCTGTAAATTCTAACGGTTGTAATGTTTTGAAATATAGATTTAATGAAATATCATTCACAGCTAGTATTTCATTCAAAGAATCAATTATTAATTCTTGATAAGGTTTTATAACAACGTTATCAAATAATAGTGCAGCAGTTTTAATTTCATCTGCATTGTTACCTAATCCGTTTTTACCATCACGTAATCCAATTAAAAGCGGTGATGTTACACGATGCGTAACCATAATTTTTGAAGCACATTCTGTAGCTAAGTATTCATAATGCTGTGGAGCATCTGCTAAGGGTATATCGTCAATAGTACATTTTTGATCTACACTATTGTTGAATGCTACAATGACCTTCTCCCCGTAGGAACCAGTTAGCTTGCCCATCACTTGGTCTTTTATTTCTAACTGCTTGGTGCGATCAGGAATACCACCATTGAAGTTGATTACCTTAGTGCCACTAAAGGAATTTTGTGCATCATTGATCAAAAAGTCAGCTATCTCTTTTTCTAAACAAGCATAACTAATCTGATAATCTGCAGGTGAGTAATAATAGTATCCACTCACGAATCTTTTTATAATGTAAATCTCATTTTTTGCACCACTACCAAATACAGGAAATTTAGTTAGTTTAGTGTTTCTATTTACTTTAGTCCAATCAGGTGCATAAAAATAATTTTTAATATCACCGTTTGCATCCATCTTTTCAGCACGTAACGTTTCACGTGGGAAGTGTGTTAATGAACCTATTTTATTGCCCTTGTATGAAACCTGAATAGCTGCTTCACCTAATAACTTTAAATCATTACAAACCTTGCGCATACACGTTGGAGTAAGCAATTGCTTCATTTGTGCATATTCTTCAGGCTTTTCATTACTATCTGTAGCATCTAAACCTTTACCGTATATTAAATTTACAATCCCATTTATTACAGCTTGGTTTGTTGTGCTTTCCATATACGCATCAATTAAACCCTGATAATATTCATTATCTTCACCTATGCCTACCCACTCCCTGTTGCGTTCTTCTGTTATTGCAGGTCTTTCATATTGGTTTAACTGTATTAAATGTAAATTATCCATAATATACAAATTCGTTGTTTCCTGTACTTTGTTCTATATAAACACCATTTGAAATTTCATAATCGCTTAGTGTTTGATCTGTACAATACATTTTATCTTTAAATATAACAATTCCATCACTAGTATTAGTAATCGTAATTGTATAATAATTGTTTTCATCTAATGCCTGTGAGGTGCTATACTGAAAATAGTAATCTAATTCTGTAAATGTTGCAGCTGTGTCTTCCAATATTACTTTGTTTTGTGCTTCTGATTTTATTACTAACTTATAAACCTTTGCACCACTTATAGCTTCACGTGGTATGAAATTAATAGTTCCGCCTGTTTTAGTTAGTATTTGCATATTTTTTTTAAAAAAGAAGGTGAGCCGTTAAACTCACCCTCCACAATCAACTATATATTATGAATCACACCCGTGATGAAGTGTATCTTTTAGCTATTTGTTCCTACTGTAACTGTTACCGTTGCACTACCCATTCCCGCATAAGGGTCAGCAGCAGTACCACCATTAATAAAGTTAGCAGGCTTAGCCTCTTGTGCTGTAAAGGTTAATGTGTATCCAGATAAGTCACCAAATGCAGAACCACTAACTATTGTTCCACCACTTACCTCACATCCGTGTACTAACCCGAACTGCATAAAATTACCGTTTCTATCTTCAAGGCAAATATGTGGCCTATTGAAAGCCATTAGCTTTAATTCTGCATTATCTTCTTTAGATAATTTTGAAAATTGTAAACTTATACTTTGTTCGAAGAATGTTGTTCCGTTCTCTCTAGAACTAGTTATTGTTTGCTCAAATGAATTTGTTCCGTGTAAGTCATATTGAAAAGCTGTGAAAGTTCCTGTCATATCTGTAATTTCATCAGATGTTTCTGTAACTGTTCCCAGATCGCCAAAATCTACGAACCAAGCACGGACTAATCCTCCTACCACGTCTTTACAGGGTACCTTTCTTCCTTTTGTTAAATCGCAAGCCATAGTTTTAAAATTTTAAATTAAGGGGGAATTACACCCCCTTGTTATTAATTAGTTAATTAGGCGTGATATAATACGATATCAGAACCTATTCCATAATTTACAGCAGCAACATAACGCATTACCACCCTAACGTTCTGACTACCGTCAATGTCTGCCATATCTAGAACTTTAACTTCGTTCATATCACTTAATAAACCAGTACCAAAGTAAAGGTTTGATTTTTGTGCAGCCATTGCAGTATCATCAGCTAAACCATTAGCAACAAAGATTTTTACACCATCAAAAGATAATTGGCCACCTGCGTTGTACCATTGTGTACCTTGTGCGTTTGTACCGTTTGAACCAATACCACTTGCAAAACCACCTAATGCTCTTACATAGGCTCTGGCAATGTTTTGTGATACGTAAATATGTAAATCTTCTTTGTTATATAAAGCAGAAGGAACAGCGTCTACAATGCTTCCTAATTTGTCAATTACGTTAGCGGCTGTAACAGCTGCGTGAGATGCTACATCAATAACATCACTATCAGCCAGTGCCAATGTTACTAATCCATCATATTCACCCGTATTAGCGTTTACACCTTCCCAAATGTTTTGCTCATTTTTTTCAGCTACCAATCCTGCAACGTGTGCAATGATAAAATCTGAAAATTTAGGTGGTAAATTATCATATACAGATATTCCCATTTGAGCTGCTTCCCAGTCGCTTCTAAAATCTTTCTTACATAATTCAAGGTTCACTTGAAACTCCTCGGGTTGTAATAATCTTTCAGTAAGTGTAATCTCACCTGTTGCTCCAAAATCACAGGTAGCATCTTTGATTATATTTGCATCAGTTGCTACTTTTTTCATAGTAGATTTAAACTTGATATTAGGCATCACTTCTAATCCGCCCTTATCAATTGTGTTAGCACTCAATAAAGCTGCAGCTATATATTTTCCTGCAAACTCTCCAGCATAGGTGCTTGTTATACTTGTTGTAGTTGCCATTTTTTTTTATTTAGTTATTATTAAAAATTTTACTGTAAACTCTATCTCTTGTTGTAGCAATTCTGCCACCACCTATTTTAAAGTTTACTTTGTTGTTTTGATCTGCTTCTGGATTGTGTTTAATTGGTTCAACCGTTTCAGCAGATAATTCTTCTTTATTTTCTTCTATAGTTTCTTCTGTAACCTCTGACATTTTTTCCTCTTTAGTTTTGTCAGCCATTTTTTCAATCATAGATTTTAATTCATCCATAGCGACTGCAAACTCTTCCCGTGTTACATATTTCATTTCTTCTTTTTCTTCTTCGTCCTCAAGTTCAGTTTCAACAGTTTCTGTTGCTGATTCTTCAGAAAGTTCTTCTTCTGCTTCTTCAGCAGCTTTTGTGATATTGTCTATGATACCTTCTTCAGTTACAAAAAGTGTTCTACCGTCTTCAAGTTCATATTCACCGATTGGTAATGCCATTTCTCCATCTTCTGATTTAATAAATACTGCATTGCCTTTAGCGAATTCTTCTGACACTAATAATGTACCATTCTTTAAACTGATTTCAGCTAGTTCTACTTTTTCTTCAGAAAGTTCTACACCAACAATATTCTTGATTTTGTTTAGTATATCATTTGCTTTCATAATAAGATTTATTAGTAATGTAGAAAAATATGCTAAGTGTTATGTGTTTTTTTATTTTTTTTTGTAAAAATGTTTGCTAATTAAAATATTATATTTATATTTACATTGTAATTAATTAAAACAATCAACAATGAAAAATTTAAAACAAGAATTATTAAACGGTGAATTTATAGAATTCACAAATGACAATGAAGATTTAATTAGTATTTGGTTCCAAAAAAGAAGCAACCAGTTTTGCTTGGAATTAAATTCTGAATTAATTAAATGTACAAAAACATTAAAACCAATTATTAATAAAGTTGAAGTATTACTAGGCAATACTAGTTGTACAGGATTTTGATAACTATATAATACAAACAACTCATACAGATTAAATGGCCATCCAATTAGGGTGGCTTTTTTTTTATTCTGGTGTTCCACTTATGTTTCCTATGCCCTGTGCTTGTAATGAACCATCACAACATTTTCTACTATATGTTTTACCATCTGGACATAAACAACCTCTTTTACTATACTTTGGTGAGGTTCTACTTGGTGTTTTAAATTTTTTACTTTTCATATTATTTGTTTTTTGGTGATTTAGGATGTTTAGCTGGCAATAGATCATAATCAGTATTATATTTCGGATTCTGTGGTCTGCCGTTTCTAACAAGATATAAATACGCATTTACACGTGCGTGTGCCCATTGTTTTGCACTTGTAACATTTGGTGAATGAGAAACATTAAAAGCTCCTAGACCTCTTTGAAACACAGATTTAAGTTGGCCTATAGTTACACCATAACCTAACTTTTCTTTGTACCTCTCATTAAATTCATCTGCCTTTTTTTGTAAACTTGCCTCATCCTGTTTGCTAACTTTTGCACCTCTGCTTGTTGATGCATCTCCTTTAGCTGTTCCTTTACCTTTTGGGTTTTTATTTGGTGTTCCTGAAGCTGGTGCTTTAGGGGATTTCTTTACCCCACCTCTAGGCCCTATTTCAGCATAGCTACTTTTTTTTTTAACGCATTTACCTTTCTTTTTTACAAATCCTTCTGGACATTTATACTTTTGCATTATGTGCTTTTCACAAGGCATATACCAATCTTTACCTTCATATTCGTGAACGTGAAAACCTTCACATCCAATGTTCTTAGCCATTTCTTCCGCCTTCTCTTGTGTGCTGTATGCCAGCCTGTCATCTATTATTGCAAAGTCATCATTAATTACCATCGAAGCTAAGTTAATCTCTCCTAGTTCTTTAAGTTTGCTTTCTGACCATCTTAATCCAGCTTTACCTCCCCATAGTAAATAAGATATAGTACCGCAAGCTGTGTTATCACTTTCATCATAATATTCAGCAGCCCTACTTAAAAAGCTGTACATTCTTTTTATGGTAGATACATTGAGCTTGCGTTTTGATGCGAGATCAGCACTCCTTATTTTTCCAATATTTGTTGCACATTTATTATTAACTTTTTGATTAAGCTCTCTACCTCTTTTAGCATTATTACTTACTGCATCAGGATAATCATTATAGCTTTCTAATTCTACCTTTTTATCAGTTAAAAGGTTTTTAATGTTGCTTAACATATATTCTGCTTCGTTTTCTTCTATCGCCTCCATCTCTGCTTTTAAATTAGGCTTTTGTATATTTGCTTTATCAGCAAAGTATCCCTCAATACTAAACCCCTTAACCTTGCCTGTTTTTACATAGTCATTCCAAACCTCATCATTTTCTACTTTCATTGAAATCATCCAAGTGCCTTCTGGTACATCAAAACCATACATTTTGCTTTTATCCATTTCAGGATTATCAACTATCCAACTTTCTACAACTGATAAACCTTTTATTTCCATATTGTGTTCTAGTGTTGCATTGTTTTGATTGCCATTCATAAAAAACAATTCACTTGCACGCTTTACAGTATCTTTACTAAAATACACGTAAAACATTGTATCATTGCGCTTTCTAAATATTGGCTTCATTGGCACTAAGGCAGCACCCATCAATATTTTTTTTTCTTCGTCTACTTTTGCAAATTTTATTTCTTGTTTGCTTAATGTAATCCATTCTTCTTCTATTGCAGGATTTTCAACCAAACTTACTGCTTCAATGCCTGTAAATTCGTCTTCTTCGTCTAGTAATAATTCTATTATATCCATTTTTATTTGTTTTTACCCACCTACTGTTGCAGATGATATTATGTTATTATTTAATTGTTGTGCTGTAGTTACGTCTTGCGCTACTACAAATGCTTGTATTGGTTGCTGTTGGCCTAGTGCTTGTGCCACTTGGTTAAAACCAGACTGACCTACTATGTTGAATTGTGGTGCTTGTGTTTCTGTTACTCCTCCTCCTGCACCTCCCCCAGTATCTACGGAAGGGGTGGTATTGCTAGGTGATTCAAATTTTTGTTTTGCTATTGTAGCAACTTGGGCAGCTCCTGTTATAGCAGCTATACCAGCTTCTACAAATTGTGCGCCTGTTGCTAATTTTATAGGATTACCACCTGCTGTTAAAGCTGCAGTTACAGCTAAACCTGTATTTATTATACCCTGTGCAATGCCAGCTGCTTTTCGTGTTTTAAATGCTTTTCTTTGACTTGCTTCATCATCTTTTGCTAATGATTGTGATAATTGAATTATAGCACCTAATGTTCTTGCTGTAAAGTCCATTTGCTGCATCATTCTTTGCTGATTTCTTATTTGGTTATTTATTATTCTTTGCTCTTCTTCTTCATTTAATCTTGTTTTTTCTGCACCTATTCTAACTTCGTTTCTTATTACCTCGTCTGCTGTTTGTTGTGCTGCTGTTGTAGTGATATTTTTTAATGTATTTGCACGAAATTCAGTCATATCAATTTGCTGTAAATTTCTATTTTGCATTTTGGGTATTTCCATTTCTGCAAACTTATCAGCATTAGTCTTTATTAGGGTTAATTCTTTTAATGCTTTTATTTCAGCGTTTATTGCATTGATTTTATCATTACGTGCAGCAATTTCTCTTTTAGTTGTGCCAGGCATTTTTTCAGCCTCTTCTAATTCTTTTTTCTTTATCTCAATTAAATCTGTTAAAACCTCAACTTCTTCTTCGCTTGCATCGTTTCCGTCTTCTGTGCTTTCTGTTGCCTTTTCAGTACTTACACCTAGGTCTTTCATTAATTGATCTTTTGCAGCAAGTAGCTTTGATGTTTTATCCTGTTCCTCGTTATATTCTTCTTCTGCATTTGCAAGAGATTTTATGTCAAGTTTTAACCTATCTTGTTGTTTTCTTAAGTCATTGAAGCTCTTAATTACATTTGAACCATTTTCTTTTCTTAACCTATTTTGCTCGTCAATTATTTTGTCAATTTCTTTAACTAATTCTTCAGCATTTTTTGCTTGAACTTTAATACCAGCATCTGATAGCTGTTGCCTAATTTCAGATTCCCTTTTAAGAAGGTCTGCCCTAGCCTCGATTTTGTCATTCAAAGCATCAGCCGCTTCCTCTGCTTGTTCCTGAATTTCCTCTTCCTTTTGTTGTATTAATATTTTATTTATTAACGATTCATTAATTTTTTCAATTGCTTTGTTTAAATCTTCATTGCTTGCTGTTTCAGCGTCAATATTTTCTAAATAGTTAGGATATTGTTTTTGTAATTCTGATATTATTTTTACTCTATCCCCTTGTGAGGTGTTTACATCATTCAACCTTGCCTGAACTAAAAATAGTTCGTCTCTTTCTTTTTCAAGTGATTCAGATAATTTTTCTGTTGGTGTAATAAAATTTAACAATGCTGTTGTTGCTTGTACAATACCACGTGCAATAGTGTTAAATATTCCTGTGCCGTCTTCAATAGAAAGTAAAAAGCCTTCCCAAGCAGAACTTAATTTAGTGGTGTCTCCTGCTAAATTGTCTAATCTTGTTTCAGCTAATTCATTTGCTGCACCTGCTGAATTATTAAATGATTCTGTTAATGTGTCTATTTTAGGTGCATTGTTTGCTAATGTTAAAAGTGATTTAGAACCAACTACCCCAACAAGATCAATAGCTGTATTTAATGAATTAGAACTGTTAGCGACTTGCTTTAATGCTTCGTTTAGTGGTATACCTTTCTTATTTAATTCAATAAATGTTTTTGATAATCCTGTACCAGCAATAGAACCTTTTAAACCGTTATCTGCAAGTACACCAAGCATTGCTGTGGTTTCTTCTATGCTGACATTCATTGCACGTGATGTAGGTGCAACTAATTTCAATGATTCACGTAATGCATCAAAATCTAGTGCTGTTGATGAGGTTGAAGAAGCCATAACATCAACAACCCGTTGAGTTTCTGCTGTTTCCAATCCAAATGCACGCAATGTAGAACCAGCAATTGATGCAGCCTCACCTAATCCAATATCTAAAGAAGCTGCTAAATCTAACGTTGATTTAGTTGCATTTAATATTTCTTTTGTTGTAAAACCTAACTTTGCAAATTCTGTTTGTAATCCTACGACTTGCTTTGATGTAAATTGTGTTGTTGCCCCTAGTTCTTTAGCTGAATTTGAAAGTTGATTCATTTCAGCATCTGTTGCGCCTGTAACCGCTTCAAGACCTGATAATGCTTTAGCAAATTCTGCACCCCGTTTAGTAGCAGATACAAACAAAGAAGTAATCCCAGCAATAGCACCAACACCAACACCTACAGCAATACCCTTGAAAGATGTGCCTAATGATTTAACTTGATTTATCAAACCACCAAGAGGACCGCCCATTCTGCTAAATTGATCATTAATTACATCACTTGTCTTAACTGCTTGTTGTTGCGTGTCTTTTAAACCTTTTTCAACGCCTTTTAAATTAGTTTTAGCGTTTTTAGTTTTAACATTTACAACTACATTTACTTCCCTTTGTTCCATTTTTCAATTCTTTTATTATGTATTTTAATTTGATATAATCCTTCTTTAATGCTCATTGGCACCTTGTTAATACCTAATGCTATATTTATGTGTTTATCATATAGATTATTGTCTTTACAAAATTCTAATGCTTCTAATATTATTTTCATACGTCATTTAATAATTCAAATTCTGTTTCACCACTTTGTAGTTTAGTAGTCATTGAATTTATTTTATATAATCTTGTGCCTATTATTATTTTATCATCTAGTGTTAATTGTAATAATATCTTCAATGGTAATACTGCGCTGAATTTATACAATCGTGCTTTTTTGCTGAATACATCTGTAATGTAATCTTCATAATTTAATTGAAATAAACTATTATTGTTACCACTATAGTCAGTTAAGTTGTAGGTATCTATTTCACTACCAAAGTTTAAATTAATTCTTGGTGCAGTTGCTCTTGAACCTAATTCATTTGCGTGGTGTGGCATATAGTAATTTGTTAATGAAAATATGTCGCTACCTGAAGCAGCACTATCAGCAAGAGCTCCATATGTTTCAGGTCTTGTATTATATATAAAATTAATTGCTGTACCTATACCACTTCTCTGTATGCCGTAAAACAATAACGGTTGCCCAATACTAGGGTTTAGTTCTTCATCTAGAAAGCATCCTGTCTGTATGTCTGTTAAAGTGTTTGCTGTTAAATCACTTAATCTACTAAATAACATATGCTCAAAAGGTGCTGTAACTTTATAAACTTTTTTATCACTTGCATTTGTTTTGTATTCTACCTCACCATATTTTCTGTTATTAGTATTTAGAAATGTTTGCGCTAATATGCTTTTTGGTTCACTATATTCAAAATCTACTTCACTAAATGGTATTGTATTATTTACTGAATGTTCATCTGTTTTAATATATTCTGTAATGTCTAATGTATCACCACCATTATAAAAGTCATCTAACTTTTGCACAACTATTTCACCTTCAAAATTTACAAATGAAGTTAAGTTGAACATTTTAAACAAACCATTTAAAAAATCAAGAACCTTAATATCTGGTATATTAGATAAAACTGACAATTGATCACCTACAGCACTAAATGAGGTAGAACCGTATTGAAAGCTGGATTTATAAAAACCAAAAGGCAAGGCTGTTGTTGGTTCATATCCTACCTCTATAACAATGCCTGGAACTGTGAAAGTAAATGTCTGTAGGCTTTGTGTTTTAACTCTTGATGACAAAATAAAAGAATCCCCATTTTCAAAAGGTCTAGAATTATCTGGAGGAAAAATCACATCAAGAAAAAAAACACTGATACTCTGAAACCCTTTACCTGTACTTGATGCCAAAACAGTGTCTGTTAATTCATCTACTATTTCTAACGTGTATGTAATTGTGTTGTCATTTGGTGTAACGTCAAATTCATAAAATAATGATTGTTCAAAATTTGTTTTTGTAAATTCTAGTTTGCCATTATTAAACTTATGCCCATCCTGTGTTAAATAAGTACAACCGCCTGGAAAGTGTATATCCTCAACACAACTAAATGAAGAACTGTCGATAGTTATGCTTTTTTCAATTTCTGCTAACTTGCCTTTTTCACGGTGTAACCACATATAAAAATTATTCATTGTAGTACTATCAAAAAATTCACCTGTTTTAAATGTGATTGAATACTGTTCTTCAATAGCTTTTATTATATGTTTTACTAATAATGCAGGTTTTAAATCTTCAGGAAAAACTCCACGATTTCCAAGATTTTGACCAGATGCAAAAACATTTAAGCCATTTGCTTTTATAATTGTGTAGCTTTCTCCGTTTGACATTATATCAGAATTTAATGTAAGTTCTGTGTTACTATCAACAGAAATTACAAGGGCAGTTGTATTGTCAGTGGTGTTTTTGACTATATCCCTAAAAACAACTACATCAGTAAAATTTGCAGATGTGTCAACAAGTTTTGAAGCAGATGTAGACGTTGCTGTTCCTGTTGTTAGAATTGTTCCTACACTATCATACACGTACTGCTGACTATGTGCTATTAACGGGTATATAATAGCATCAGGATATGAAACAGAATCAACAGTAAAATTTAAACCAAGTGATAAACCGTTTTTAATATTTGAGCTTGTGTAATCGTGGTTAAAATTATTTAACCAAACTAAATTTTCTATTTTATCTTCACCTATTAAATCATTTAGCTTTACTGTATTTCCAAAGAATGTTACTTTGTATAATGATGGTTGATTATTACGCATTGTAACACTTTCTAATCTTATCTTACCTTCTTTAAATGCAAAGTGGTTTAATTCAATTCTAGCGTTTGCCATTATTTGATTATCAAATCCTTGTACATCTGGATTATACCAATACTTAAATAGTTTATTATTTGTTTTGCTTGCAGGCAAATTAAATGTTTGACTAAAATCAGTAAATACCTTATCTATGCTTTTTACGTCTTGAATAACTTGAGTCAATGAAATTAAATCCTCCTCCATCAAGTCAACACGTTCAAAATCTTGTGCAGTTGTTGTAAATCGTAATTGTGGTTGTATGTATAATATTATTTGTTGCATTATCTAATATTGTTTACAAAATCAAATGCCTTTTCAAAGTTCATTGTATAGTTTATCATACGATCATTTAAACCTGTTTTACGTGTGAAGTTACTATCTGTAATACATACGGGGTATATTACACTTTCATCATCAGTAAGCCACATATGTTCACTAACCATCAACTCTTCAAAATATACATTCATTCGCTCATCTACAAAACCCGTGTTTAATGTGATTGATTCTGTGCCATTTGCATTGTGTACTTTTTTAGAATGTGCTGTAGTGCTGTATGAATTAAATGTAATTGTTTCTTGGCAATCCTCCCCTTCTTCTGGTGGTTCAAGTGAAACACTTCTAGCTTTAAATATACTTCTATTAAATTTCTCGTTTCTTGTTTCTAATGTTTCAACTGATTTCTTATGAAAGAATAAATCTTGTAAAGCTCCCCACCTATTTAAGAAAGTAATTTTATGTACAGGATATTTACATTCTTCTATTTCTTTTAATGTTATAGTAGATTGATTCTCACTAACATCAACTATTAATACTTCATCATATTGCTGTGTTGAGGTTGAAACACTTGCATAAGCAATCTTCTGATTTTGGTTCCCGTTGTCAGTAAAGTTAATTGTGCTTATTACTGAACCATTAAATTTAAAACTTACAGAAACAACCTTTTCTTTATTTATTGGTAAGCTTAACGTTGTCCCTTTGTGGTATTCGTAATAATTGCCGCTTAACATAACCAAAGCTTCAGTAGTGTAGTTAACACCTTCTTTAAATTTGTTAAAGCCTTCCTGTGCTAAGTAACTTGTTGTAGTTGCAGAACCTATTATAGTTCCGTCTGATTGTCTTGCACTTGTTACTACGTCAACCCAAATAGACTGAGTAAGTGCTGAATTATTTAGTGTACCATCATACGTTTGTATTATGTGATCATTTACTAATTCACTGATTTCAAATGTAACACTTGTCTCATTGGGTAGTGGTTTCTTCCTAAATGTGAATGTAGCATAAAGATCATCACAAATAGTTGTAGAGCCGCTAGTACCTCCGTGAACCGTTACAATGGCCTGAAAGTAATTTAAATTACTATCTGATTCCTGTGGTGTTCTTATAAAAAATGGTGAACGTGTTCTTATTATTGTACTCATATCTTAAAATTGTCTTCTATGTATCCTGCTACTATTTCATCACCGTATAAATCTAAACCGCGTTCAAATGGTTTGGTAAAAAACATTGTAGCTCTAATTCCTTTTTTGTATATGCTTCTAGCTATTAAATAGTTTAATGATTTTCTATTAATAAACCTGCCTTGCTCATCTCTTGGTGCAATACCTTTTTTAATTGTCCATTTATCAAACACTCTACTGGGTGGCATTTTATTTGTGTATCTAAATGGTGATTTACTACTTTCTGCATAAGTTGATTTAGCACCTCTTACACCTCTATCTTGATAAACACCATATTGTAAACTTTCAAACTTTACTTTACTTCCTTGTATTTTATATCCTAAAGATTGGCTTAATTTACCACTTGCTTTGTTTCCTTTGCGTGTAAGATTAGAACGTGATTGTTGTATCACATACTTTGCATATTTATCCAGTGCCTTTCTAAACTCGCTCATTAGCAATATGTCATTTCAGTTGTTGTACCTATGTCAAACGTAACTGCCCAGCCTGCAAGCATATTATCAAAACGTTCTGTAAACGGTTCACAATTTGCAGCATTAATTAATTCAAACCCGTTTCTGTATGTATCACTCTTTTGTAATACACGTATAATTCTAGTTGCTAATGCTAGTTGTGTGTTTAATATATCTTGCCTGTTGTCATTGCCTAAAAAATAATCACGTGTCTGTTCGTTGCTAACATCTACAACATCCATCAAAAATATTGTCATATTATGCACTACATTATTATTTTGTATTGTTGCACTATTTACTGTAATGTGACAAAGTGGATATAAACTTTGTTTCTTTAAATCTACATCTGCAATATCTCCAAATGTAACCTCGTGGTTAAATGGTTCTGCTTTGACTACGTCTCTAATACTATCTATAACTTTGTAAAAACTT